GATGAGTACCTGCCCGGGACCGAGACCGAAGGTCTGGGTGCGGTGTACATCCTCGCGGATGAGTCTGGCTCGGTCTCCGACGTGGAGTTTCAACTCGCATGGGAGCACATCAAGAAGATCCATACCGAAGTCGAACCCGAAAGGCTGGTGCTGATCCGCTTCGATCACGAGGTGCAAGGTGAGCCCGAAGTCTTTGAACCGGGCGATGACCTCGGGGAGCTACATCGACGCGGATCCGGTGGCACGCTGATCAAGCCCCCGTTGAAGTGGATCGCGGACAACGCGGAGGAGAACCCCTCCTGCATGATCGTGCTCACCGATCTCGGCATCTTCGACTGGCACGATGCCACGCCCCCTGACTGCCCGGTCATCTGGGCTGACTGCTCAGGCTATTGGCACGATGCGGCCAAGGTTCCCTTTGGTCGCAAGATTCTGGTAACGCAATGAGGGTGCGGTGCGGCGGGCAGTTCCCGTCGCACCTCACCCACTGATGGAGAAAGCAATGACTACGAACACTGACCCGACGAAGAAGATTTTGAACATCCGAATGCCCGCGAACCTGTATGAAAAACTTCGCGAGCTAGCCAACGCAGACCAGCGGTCGATCAATAACTTGGTGGTCAAGTTTCTGACCGAGAGGCTGACGGGACCGTACTGGGGTGCCCCAGAAAAGGAGAACAACAATGAGTAATCTCGAGAAGACCTACTCGATCCCCGGTGTAGTGCGGAGGCGACTAGCCCCCGATGAGTGGAGGACGGTTAGCTGTCTGGTCAAGGCGCGTGAACTCTTGATCGATGCCGAAAGCGAGATCCGAAAGCGCGTGAATGAATTGGAAGACGAGAACCCTACGTGCAAGCGATGCGGCCAGGATTCAAAGGACACCAAGGCCGCGAGCATCTGTAGCCTCAGGATCGATATCGCGCAGAAGTCTGTGAACCGTGCGCTCGATGCATTCGGAGCGAAACACCTCGCACCATGGGATCTTGAGGACTGGCCGAAGAAAACGGCTTCGCAGGATGCGCTGTACCGAGAGATCTCCAAGCAAGATGACCTCCGGTACCTCCTAAAACTTGAGCAGGAGGAGTAAGAGAATGAACCCGGAAATTTCAAGGCTGATCATCGAGGTCTCCACCATCGGGGTGGTGGCCTTCTGGTTGGGGGCTGCGTGTCAGAAGCGGTCACGCCTTTTCCGACAGCGCCGTCGATCTCAGATTATCAACGACGCGGAACTCATCGCTCGTGTGCAACGAGAAAAAGGAAGGGCATCCCAATGATTGTGCAATGGATTGCGTCTGTGATTGCGGGGCTCATCCTCGCAGCGATCTTCTTCTCCGCAACTAGCGGGGAATGTTTCGGGTGCTTCGCATCGGAGTGCTACAGCAGCGCATCGTGTACTCCGGGGTGCGTATGCCTCACGGTAAACGAAGACGGCGAAGCCGGTGTATGTGTGAGCATCAACTAACGGGTGAGTCGCTGGCGGGGCAACGCCAACGGGAGGCATCCCGGCTGCGATGAAGACGTGAGTAGCACGGTGGCGTAGCAGCGCACCGGAAGAGGCCCTCTCCCAATGCTAGGGAGAGACCAGAAGGGACCGCCGAGAGAGTGCGGTGTACCATGAACCCTCGGACGAAAGCGAATCAGTAGTGCCCGCTGCGACCAGCGGCTCACCCCATTTTTTAAGGAGCAATGGCATGGACACAAAAACCTGTGAAGGAAAGTCGAAGTACCAATGCGGGAAGACTAAGCCCGTGTCGGAATTCACGGCGGGTCGCAACCAATGCAAGACCTGCAAGGCGGAGTACTCACGGGATCGGTGGAAGGGGAACCCCGAACTCCAGAAGGGGCAGAACGCTAGGCGCAAGGTTCGCAGGGATACCGACCCGGAGTACGCAGAACTTGAGAAGATCCGCTCTGCGATCTACCGAATGGACAACCGCAAAGGCAGGCAGGAAGCCAGCGCCAGGTTTCGAGCAGAGAATCCTGAGTACGCAGAGGAGTATCGCAGGAAGAACGCAGAGAAAATCTCTGAGTACACGCGCAAGCGGTGGGAACGCTTCAAGGAGAATCACATCGAGGCGCTCGGAGAGGACTGCCCCTGCGAGTGGTGTTACTACTCGGAACTCGCCAGCCTATGGGGAAAGGAAAATCCCGAGAGGCGTGCGGCCCTGAGCGCGAACCGTCGAGCCCGTGTGCGGAACGCACCCTCCGATGGAAGCCTGACCGCTGATGTATGGTCACGGCTCCGCATGGGCGCAGAGTTTTGCATCACCTGTGGCTCGGAGTTTGATGGGCGTGGTGACCGAACTCAGGGGCACGTCGTTCCGATTACCAAGGGTGGGCATCACTCGGTTGGAAACGTCATCGTGCAATGCAAATCGTGCAACTCTAGGCAGCACGCAAGGGTGCTCGGGGACTGGACCCCACCGAGAGATCTCGGTCTGGTAGTGTCCGACCTCAAGGATCTAGGGGTGAAGATCCCGATCCAGTTGGAGCGGGCGTGTCAGAACGCGAGGTAGATTATTCGGTCGTCAGCGCGTCGAGTGACGTGACTGGCGGGAGGTCCGAAGAAAGAAGGGGGCAGCGGGTGGATAACCCGTTGTCCCCTTCCGCGTTCTGCCCGAACTGTTCTCGAACGCTGCTCGCCAACCATTGTAAAGCCAGGTGCCCTGGCTGTTTCTACTTCGATGATTGCAGCAATCTGTTGTAGTCCGAGAGAGTCCGGTGGCTAATTTCCCCAAAGAACTTCTCTACCTTCGTTCCTATCTTTCATCAGAAGAAACCCTCACCCTTGACGAGGGTGGATCTTCAGTAGCGTGCGGCGGGGAGGAACTCCACGCCGAAGGGTCGCCACCTAACTGGGATCACATCGGGTGGTGCCGCTTCTGTAGGCAGCGGGAATGCGTGAGCCGTGGGCGGTGCTCGGGAGGGCTCTTCCCGATCTCCGAACGAACCGAGAAGGCCAAGGGTCAGGAGCGAAGGCCAAGGGGTTGGCGCTGGCTAGATCAATGGGAAGTGCTTAGTTTTGATAACCATAGAAAAATTCTGGGAGAACGAAAATGAATCGACTTGAAGAAATGCGAAAGGAATGCCAACGCTTCCACCGTGCCCACCCGGAGGTCTGGACCCTCTTCGTTAGCTTTGCGTTTGAGAAAATCAGGCTCGGGTACACGCACTACGGGGTGGGGGCGGTGATCGAGAGAGTCCGGTGGGAGACGAGTGGCGGCGCTTCACGCCCGGACTTCAAGATCAACAATAACTTTCGAGCCTTCTACGCACGGCGCTTTGCCAAGGTGTTCCCTGAGCATAAGGACTTCTTCCGAACGCGAGTACAGAAGAGTGCCAGAGCCAGAGGCATAAAGGCCTAACCCTTCCAAGAATTCGTAAGCCCACGCTCTAGGCAAGAGACCTCTTCCTCTGTGGAATACAGTTCCTTTTCCGCACGCTCCACCTCCCACTTGGAGTGGCTTATCTTGATGGACTCAAGCTTTGTCCTCATCTTTGATAAGGACTTGCTCGCCTCCTTCCAATCCTTCCGCATCTGTCGAAGCTCAACAAGATCCATCGGCTACCTCTCTTGGATCTCGCATCCCCTTCGTCCCGAAATAGTAAACCAATGAGTTGAGCCCTTGTTTGATTAGTGGCAGTAACTTGGTGCTAGGAATTTTATTTGTGGACACCACAATGATTGTGGCCCGCTCGGCCTCCGCACCTGCTCCGGCCAGCGCACGGTATGCACCCGAAGCGATCATTATCTTTGAACTCATTGAACGCTCGGCGTCACGCAGGGTTCCGAATGAAACCGCACTCGGGTCTGACGATCTCGGGGTGCCACCAGAGCGGACTATCGCATCGAGGAATGACTCGAGGAACAGAGTGTCCAGCGCGGTCTGGTCTGCGACTCTCGCCCTACGCATGAGCCCACGGAGATCGATGTTTTCGATTTCAATCCTGTGCTTGGCGCGTAGCTCCTCTGTCCCTGCCTCCATGTTTGGGGTGAACAGTTCAGAACGGGATGTCTTCATCGGATTCCCTCACCTCAACGTCCTTGTTCTCGTCTAGCTCCGGCGGTACCGGATAGTCCCAATCACTATCCTGCCACTCGTGGTCTTCTCCTGCTGGCCCCGATCCTGCTTCGACGCGATCCCAATCGATATCCTTTAGGAGATCCGTGTCCCCCATGCGTGACGTGTAGCGACCGGACGAAAGATCCCACGTCAAGTGAGCGACCCCCGTCTTGCCGAACCACTTGAACCTCACCTTCAAAACGTGAACGTCGGTCTCGAAAGAATCCTTGTCCGCATGAACTGCGATCAAGTAGGTGGCCCGGTTGAACCAATGGGCGCTGCCGGATATCGCATAGGGACTGATTGAATTCTCCATGCCAGCGGACTTGGTGGGATGTGCGATCACGATACATAGGGCGTTGTTCTCGATGGCCCAGACTTGGAGTTGGGCCAGCAATGAGTTGACCCTTGAAGTTTCATCTGCTGAAGTGTCTTTCTGAGATACATAGTTCCATGGATCAATGACCAAACCGAAGCAGCCCTCTGGTTTTAGTTGTGCCACGCACGCATCGGCTCGATCCAAGATCGAGCGAATGCTTGTGCCGCTCTCGGCGGGGAGAAAGAGGAAGTTCTCATCAACCCATTCTCTGGCGGATTGATACTCGTCCTCCTCGGCAAGCACCTCGTCCCCAATGATTGCAGCCCTTGCCCTCTTGGCCGCCAGCTTGCTGACGTGGAGTTCAACGCTGTTCTCGGGGGAGAAAACGCCCCACCTCCAGCCAGCCTTTTCGCACAGAGAGACCATTATCTGATCGACCAGTTCACTCTTGCCTGATCCGGGGATCCCGGTCACAACACACAACCCCGGATGCCACTTGATCAGATTGTCCAAGGCATCGATCCCGGCGCTAGCCCCTTGCGAGAAGCCGTCCTTGCGCAGCGTGTCAATCACGGGAAAGAAATCTCGTGCGCGGGTGATGCCCGACATGGAGGGGGTAGTGTTTGTCAGGACAGAGCGGAGGGCATCCGGCCCAAAGCGAACGAGGATATCGTTTAGATCCTTGCAGCCTGCCGGGTACGAGATGGTGTGCGAACGCTTCCTGCCCACCAGATCAACGAGTGCCTCGGTCGCTGGCTCTCCCTTCTCGTCACCGTCCATGCCAATGACGATGCGAGAGAAGCTATTCAACCGTGCGTTGATGGACTTGAGTGCCTTCTGCGCTTGCGCCCCTGTGGGCGCCCCGTTGGGTACGGAAACGGCGTTGAACCCTAGGTGGCGAGCGGACTCGCAATCGATCTCGCCTTCACAGATGACCAGACATGGGTCGCTGTAATCAATGAGTTCTCTACGGTATAGCCCCGCCCCTCCACCAGAGACTTCCCATTGAACGAACTTCTCACCTGCATCACCCCGGTCACGGGCGATCCACTTTACGTTCTCGTCCAAGCGATAGGGAAACCCAATGGCGGGCGCGTCTTGTACCTCTGAGAAATAACGGACACTCGACAGAAGGTCTAGCTTCGCTGCGTCAATGCCTCGACTCTTCAGATAGTCAAAGTCTTCTGATCCAAGCTCCCCGAACGCCGTCCAGTCTAGGCGTTTGTTGGGTGGCTGCTCCAGCGTGCGGGCATGATCCTTCCAGACATGACCAGAGATACCGCAGTGATTGCAGTAATAGACGGCCTGCTCACGTTCGTATGAAACCGCCAGGACTTCCTTCCTGCGGTGAGTGGAGGTGCTTCTGTCGTCTGAGCAGGCGGGGCAGGTCAGGTAGACCCGGCCCTCATCGATTGCCTTTGATGAATCATAGATGTGAGCCTTGAATTCCCTGTCCATTTTCCCCTCCAATGCATGACGTTTATCTTCATGTCTCTTTCTCCCGTAGGGAGAAAGAGATGTACGTTCAACGTAATGTACGTTTATGTTTATATAGGGGGCGATCTCGGGTCGAGCCTATCTTCAGGGATTCAGTCATAGAACAGCGGTAGCACCTAGTGCTACCGAGAAGTCTATGGCTACACCGAGGGCACCGGGTGGGCCACCCTGTATTTGACAGAGCAGCTTGGTGGGTATAGTCTTCTGTCGAGCTTGCCATTGCTCAGGGTGTACACCCAACAGAACCAGCGGTCAAGACTTGTTTCTTGGCCGCTGGTTTTTTATCTGGGTTGTCCACCGATGGTGGACACAATCGTATCCCGCATGAGCTTTGTCCTCATGGGGAAGTCGAAGCGGGCAAGGTTCCTAAAGGTATCCCTTGCCTTGTCTTCGTTTGTGTCCGAGGCAACGCACGCATAGTGAAAGTCTTCGGACGCGATCCAACGGACTACTGAAACAGCGTCCCTCTCTGAGGCACAGAAGTCTCGGTACGCTTGGACTAGGATTGCTCGCCATAGTCTGCGGATAGACGCAAGATCCTCACCCTCATTCGTGGGTTCTTCCGATCCAAGTGCCACCGCACGATCTTCGCCTTGACGCTTCGGTCGTTCGCGTAGACCCTGTCCTGTAGTAGATCCAGCAGGAGGGACTCGTCTAGATCGGGGCGACGGCTGGCGTAGTAGATGTCTAGATCCACCAGCAGGCGGCATCCTGTCGCGTCCAATAGGGTCCGTTGCACGGGACACTGAGAGGCAAACGACCGAGCAAAGGAGAGTGCCTTCTGGGATTTGATTACCCGTGGGGATCCCTTGGTCATCACGATCCTTCGGGAATTTGCCTTCGATGCTAGTTCTCCCAAGAAGGTGGCTTCGTAGTCCCACTTCATTAGGTCTCCGTCTAGGTCATCTTCTTTTGTTGATACCTGTTCCCCTGCATTGACGCAAACTTACACACGAAACTGCAAAGACGTGTCGTTCTTTATGGACCCAGGACCCTGGTCGCGGGGTGTCTAAATGATTGTTTGTATCGACCCGCTTGCCGGGTCGGCCATACAAAATGAGTTGTCCACTGATTATCTGCCTGATCAGTAACCCCTACTGCTCAGCGGTTACTGGTCAGAATAAGAGCTATTCCAGCCATTATTCTTTGGGCCAATAAGACTTATCGGCCCACTTTTTTTTGGGTGGATAAGACTTATCGACCCACTTTTTATTCGATTTCCTTCGTCATTTGCGTCATCGTCATTTCCCACCAACCATTGAGACTCGTGCGCCCTGGTGCCTGGAACCCAACAACCATTGGGTGGTTCATATTCAAATATAAATATTCTTATTTCCATCATTCGTGAGTCATTGTGCTAACGTTATCCCAATGGCACCCATCGTTATCAATAAACACAACGCCCCCCAGTCACTCGTAGACTTCGCAGAGCAGCCCCACTACGACAGTGGCGACAGCGACTACACCGTCACACAGCTAATCGATTCTCCCCGTGTCCGAATCCTTCGGGGTTGGCACTCGGATGAGATCGAGGATGATGTCTACGAAAACATCTTCCGGCTGGTGGGCACGGCCATCCACGCCATCGCAGAGACCTCTCCTGATTCTGCCCCTCACTGGCACAACAAGGCAGAGAGCATCAAGGAAGAGAGAATCTTTCTGGAGCGGGAGGGTGCCAAGGTCAGCGGTGCGATTGATATCCAGTACATGGATGAGGATGGCACCATCACCATTGGTGACTACAAATTCACCTCAACCTATAGCCTGCGCTTTCCCGAGAAGTGGGAAAAGCAACTCAACCTCTATGCCTTCTTGGTTGAAAACAGCGTGGATCATCCTGCGGTCGCACACCTTGAGGTCTATGCAATCCTGCGCGACTGGTCGTTCCGCGTAGCACAGAGGGACCGGAGCTACCCGCAGACGCCGGGGGTAACTGTTCCGGTAAAGCTCTGGAGCGAAGAGGAAAGAGAAGAGTATTTCTCTGACCGATTGAACGTCCACATGAGCGCAGATATCGCTACTGAATTCGCAGGCTCACCTCCCCTTTGTACCAAGGACGATATGTGGGAGAAGGATCCCACGTATGCAGTCAAGAAGGAAGGAAGAGAGCGAGCGGTGCGTGTCCTTGAATCAATGGAAGAGGCAACTCAATACCTCTACGACAAGGGCAACGACAAGTTATTCATCGAGAAACGTGAGGGTGAACGAACCCGGTGCGAACACTTCTGCGACGTGGCAAAGTTTTGCGATCAATGGAAAGCATTTAAGCAGGGAGAGGGGTGATGAAGATAGAAATGAATGAACTCCAGATGGACATGAATCTTGACAAAGCCCTCACTATGCTCGGCTTGAATCGGGAGAAAGCCTTTGAACACGTAATCGCACTTCTCACCGACATGGGGAAAAAGATCAGAGTTAAAGGCATCCAGCCCGGTAGGGAATCAAGTGCGACAGTCTGTTTCGTCTGCGCTCTCGCACTCGCTGAACATTTATGTGACATGAGAAATGAAAAATATCCATGGGAAAAGGAAGAGAACTAATGGCAAGCGAAAGTAACAAGCAGTACCTAGAGGCTTTGAAGAAACTGCGGGAAGAACTTCCCCATGTTGAGACAAAGGCCGATGGTTACAACTACAAGTACGCAACGATTGAGGATCTCCTGCGAGCGTGGGAACCGATCTTCAGTGAGAATGGATTTGTGTTGCAGCAGTTCACCAAGTCGGGTGACAACGGGGTCTACGACATTATCGGCAGCCGGTTGACGCACGTCGAGACTGGGCTTTCAGAGGAGTCAACGCTCACTCTTCCGGTCAGCAGCGACTGGCAACAACAGGGCAGTGGCGTGACCTACTTCAAGAGGTACACCTTGGTAGCCCTGTGTAAGCCTCCGGTGGGGGAGGATTGGGACGGCCTCACCACGCCACCCGCACCCAAGAAGAAGGCCACCAAGAAGAAGGCATCCCCTAAGCAGGCTGCGACCGGAGGGACAGGGGGAGTGGAGATTGCCAAGGAGGTGCTTGGAGCAAAGGAGATCCCCGATTTCAGTCTAATCAAGAAGACGGAGACCATCGAGGAACTTCGGGATATCTTTTCCAAGAACAAGGATAAGTACGAATCTCTTGGAGAGAAGGTCTTTGCGGTTATCCGCAAGGAATTCACAGACAGGAAGCTTGAAATAAAGAAGGGAGAAACGAATGGCACAGCTAAAGAAGCCTAACCAAGGGTACCTGAACTCAAACAAGAAGGGGACCGACAAACACCCCGATTTCAGAGCCGAGGTTCCGGTGGACGCAAAGTTCATCAAGGGACTGGCAGATGCAGCAGCCGATGGTGGGGCTGTCATCTACATGGCGGGGTGGAAGGGGAGCAGTCAACGAACTGGTGAGCCGTATGTCTTCCTGCGTCTGGACGCAGAGAAGTACCAACGGCCCGAGGGGTCAACCCCCAAGCCCGCTACCCCGTCCCAGCCTGCGTGGGAAGAAGACTTTCAGCTTTAGTGGGATGCGTGACTCCTCCTACCTCAAGCACGTAAGGAGTTTCCCGTGCTTGCTTTGTAGGAGACCCGCAGATGATGCTCATCATTTGCGACACGCAGAAGGGGGACTGTCCGGTGTCGCCAGAAAAGTAGGCGATGAATGGACGGTCCCCCTTTGTCGTTTTTGTCATATGGAACTGCACACTACCGGGGATGAAGAACTCTTTTGGATAAAGAAGAGGATCGACCCGGAGACTTGGGCAAAGGTAAGTTACTTACAATGGAACGAACAGAAGATTACGCCCTAAATTTTGAGGCCGTGAAGACCAGCTTCCGGCAAACCAAAGATGGGTACCACCTCACGCTGGTCATTCACCCAAACGATGCGGGCAGCCTGCCAGACCTGATCTCTTCTTGGGTTGGCACGCGGTACCAATGTTGCTTGGTTCAATTGAATGATGAAAACGAACCAGTCAAGACAAAGGAAAGCGTCGAAGGGGACGGCTTTGTACAGCAAGCGGGTATGCTATGCCGATCCGCCAGGTTTCAAGACTGGATCCATAAGTACATGAACCATGACCCAGAAGAGAGAGATGTATGGGGAGAGAACGAAGAGGAGCATACCGCTCGCCTTGTTCGTTTGGCTTGTGCGATCTCATCGAGATCAGAACTAAGGAGCAATCTAAAGGCAAGAGAATCGTTCAAGATTCTATACGAGTCTTTCATAAACCATGTTGAGGGGAAATAAGAATGCGTTGGAATGATGAGTGCTCGGTCAAGTATCCAAAGATTGAAAGGGAAAAGAAACTCAAAGACCACGCCAATGCTTCTATGGGTAGCCTTCTAGATGAAGTAAAGAAAGCGGTCACATTGGATCGAATGGAATCCTATGGAAGCCCACAAACAAACTACGAAAGAATCGCCACGCTATGGAATGCCTACCTGATTGGGCAAGATGAATCAGCGTTAATGATGACAGCCGATGACGTAGTCCTCATGATGATCCTCGTGAAGGTGGCGAGACTGTCTGAATCACCGGATCACTTTGATAGCTGGAAGGATATATCCGGCTACGGAGCGGTGGGGTGGGTGGTCTCTACATCGGAAGAAATGATGAATGCCCTAGATGAAGAGATAGAGGAGGACAAGGGTGAGTAACCCGTTTAGATCCTATGAAAAGCTAAAGGGAAAAAGAACCTACTGGAACCTTCGCATAACTCCCCACCTAAAAGAGAAGGCACAACTCATTGCCTATAGGCTTGGCGTTAGCCCAGCTAAGATCGCACGGGACGGAATAGAAACTGAATTGATCAGGCTAGAAGGATTGCTTGATAAGGAGATATCAAGCAATGGTGCGGAAGGTGAAGGGGAAGGATCTAATGAAGTCAATGAACCATTGCTTTGAGGATAGTTTGTTGTGCAAGTGGTGCGGTATGCACTGGAGCAGACATCGATTAGATCCACAAAAATGCTGTAAAGCGAGACCTACTCCAGTAACGAGTCCCAAAGAGCACCATGTTCAGCCGCCCAAATAGCCCCATGATCTCCATGCACCCAAGCCCTAGACTCTTCAGCCGTTTCATTCGCCTCCCACGCCAGACAATGAGCTAGCTCGTGGATGAACACGAAGAGAGCCAAGTCACGGCTGTGAATATGCGGGCCAAGAAGACTTCGATTCAGACGAATTACAAACGTAGTGCCAGCCTTGTAGTTCCTTAGAGAAGCATCCCCCCACTCCTCTGGATCCATCTTCACCCACTTGATCGCTACCGGATACGCTGGTTCATGACCAGAAAGAAACGCCTTGCCAAGCATTGTCTTGACAAGGCGTTTTGTTTCTCTGGCCCACTTCCTTGCTAGTTCATTGTCATTCCACGAAGACGGATGCGCGGATAGTTTCGCCGTCACACTTCTCTTTACTTTCTCATTTCCGCAATCCCCGCACAGTACCTCTCGACTTCCCCGATCCATCCCTCCAAAAAGAAAATGGGTGACAACCCGCAAGGACTATCACCCATTAGATTCTCAAGCTCTGTGATGGCCTGAGGGGAGGGGATTGGACAGGGAGGTGGCTTACCGGCCCATGTGGCGCAGCCGCTTGAGCAGATCAGAACCCCGAGCAGAAAGACGATTTGTTTTCTCATCGAATTTGGATCTCCTGGATTCACCTTCCTTGAGGGCATCTCTCTCGGCAATAGATTTACCGCTGGATTTGGAAACCCAGACAAGAATTCCAACCAGAGCCCCAATGATTATAATGAATGCACCAACCATATAAAGTGATGTCATTTATGTATACCTAAAATTGAAAGAGTTCAGCTAGTCCGGTTAGAAGTTCGGTTATCCCCACGACTCGTACCCCTCTGGGTCTACCTCATGTGGCTTGGCTACCCAATCAGGAGTGTCGTAATAGTTCATTGTCAATTCAGTCCCGGGCACTATGTCGGACATAGCCTCTAGATAAAAATGCTCTGGCTTTGAAGGCACTTCCTTCATAGCCCCATTGGGACTGGATTGATGGTTAATGAAGTCACCGAGCCTTGTTCTGTTGCCACCGGCCAAGCCACCTGCATAAAGTCCCTTGACCAAGTAGTCAACTACATCCCCCTTGGATATAGGCTCTTGGGCAAAGGCTCCATTGCCATGGATCTTGGACGGTCGAACACTAAAGCTCTTAGGCATCTCTACTACTCGTCGTCCTTATTCTTGGCTTTCAGAACATTCAGGCCAAGAAGATTCACGAATCCCAACAGCTTATTTAGCAGGTCGTTGTCCACCTTCGTGGGAGTGATCGCTGCGATAGCCGCTGCCAGTGCAATGACCTTGGCTCCAATGTCGATGATCACATCGTAGTTAGCACTAATCCATTCCATTTTAATTATTCCTTTAAGTTATCCGCCGCAATCTAAGCGACGAGTTAGTCATCTAACAATTCTAGATGGCCGCCGTCGAAGAACGAAGACGTTGTAGCTCTCCAGTTCTGGTGCCAGTCGCCACCCCATCTTATCTTTACACCTTCCTCTTCTGCACATTTCATAATCCACCCAGCCAACAGGCCGAAGCGGATATGATCACCCCACACGTCATTCCCACCATAGGGGGCAATGTCAACGGCCCGGCTGGGATTGGAGTTGTGCTTGCTATCGGGGAATTTCTTCTTGCTATTCCCGGCAGCATAGGCGGCGTCTTGGGCCTCCTCTGTGCGGTGTCCACAGATGATCGAGAAGTCGGGACCATCTTTAATCGCTCGCTCAAGGACGCGCTGGAGCTTAGGGTCCAGAGTCCTGAGCTTACTTGTACTACCAGATCCAAAGCTAGGCATTCTATCCCCTTTCAAAGACCGACAACGGGAAAGGAAGATCGAGAGGAAGGTCAGCAATTCGTCTAGTCTTTTGTATATCAGCAAGGACTGCCTTCTCTTTTTCCTGTATGAACCTGAGTTCCCTTGTCTTCTGGGCACTAGGCATCCTGTTATTGAGAAGGATTCTCATCCTCTGTCTCCTAAGATTCGCAAGAACCTTGTCCATGCCCTTCCTTCTTGCCTGAGTTCTGATGATACCCATATTTTCACTTACAATTTTATTCGCTTCTTCGTGCCTTCCTAGACCACGAAGAGCGGATATCGAATTCGTTACTTCCTCGGAAGCACTTCTGAATTCATAGAACTCTGACAGTTGACCTCCGCCGAGATCGGATTGGAAGAACCTTCTTAGCATTGGATACTGATCGAATCTCAGGTCTGGTGTGCTTGGATAATTGGTATGCGGCCTGATGGCTGCATCGGACGCAAACAAAACGTAGGAACCGATAGTCCCAGAATATCCACGTAGTACGTGTTCGATATTGGATGGGGAAACATTAAACATTTCACCTAAAGCTCTGGCTAATACGTGTGTTCCGGGTCTATGTTGCAACTCTGGAGACAGTTTGCTTTGGAAATAAGGAACGATCTCCCTGCCTGTAAAGTACGAACGATTATTGTAAACCTCAAGGGCAGGCTTCAATGCTTGAGGAATCGGATTAAACGCGAGGGGTGTTTCCAACCCTCGCTTCAATGCATTAACTGTCTGACGTTGATCCTGATTACCTGAAATCATTTCCGCAAAGATCTCAGGTAGAGTCCAAGCGATCAGACCAACCTCAAACGGTTTGGGAATCTTATTCGGAATTACTTTACCAATCCATCCACCAAACCGAGGCAAGATGATATTATCCTGACGGACTTCAGGTTTTGCATCTCGATACTCATCATCATCATGCACGTACATCCAGTAGATAATCGAGGCACCAGCAAGGAATCCCATCCTCTTTATGAACGCCATACGTGCAACGTTCTGTGCAACCTTCGATTGATCTGAACTGTACTTACCCATGAAGGCTCGATAGAGAACATCAAGACCTTGGATTCTCGCATTTAGGAACGGAATTGCAGCGGTCAAGTATCGAGCAGGAATAGAGTTTCCACGTCTAGAGAAGTTGATAATCTCCATCGCTTGGAATACGGCTTCCGCTTCTGCAACGTTGGTATCGTAACCTTGGCTCCTAAGTCTCTTTAGGACATCTTCGTACACTGCCTGACGAGTAGCCATATCGGACTTGGTTGTGACATCACCGAACCAATCCCAGACCTTCATGATGCCATCCCATGAATGATCCTTGTCGTCTACCTTGATCCCCTCTCTTCGGAATCTCTTTAGGATCTCTCCACCACGACCCTCAATCCTCTGGCTCAGATCAAACCCAGTATCTAGGCCATCCCGGGACAGGGCTTGGTAGCTCGCAGACGCTTCCGGATTCATGACATTCCCAGCCATGTTCCTAAGCGTTTCAACGAATGGCATATGACTTGATCCGCTTGTCGCCCAAGCAGAAACGGTATCTCTAAGGAGATTCGCAATGATAAAGTCAGGAGAACGGGTAACCATTTCCCTCAAGAAGGTTGCTGGCTTTGCAATCAGAGCGAGGCCAGGAAGTTTACCGTCAGTGAAACCTTCGAGGGCACTATGAAGAAGGGGATCCTTGACGTTGTAATAAACGACCTCTCCGTTCTCCCTGACTTCATGTACATAATCCACGATTGTCGGGTCGTAATGCTTATTTTCTAGTCGCTCTACAAGGCCATCACCAATAAGCAACCCATCCCTCATGACTCTCTGTGCTGCATCGTTCTTCATTCCATTAGAAATGGCAGCCAAGGAATTCTGAAGGATCGATGTCAACGGATCTACGATTGACTCCTCCCCTCCCTTCGCCCTATGCCCTGGCTTGATTCCGGTAATGGAACCAAACATCGCCTTCGGCATATTGGGACGACCTTGGTGTACGCCACTCATAATGGATTCAATCCATTGATCTTCGGAGGAGCTTGCGTCTTCATTCCATTGTCGATAGAAGGGAATGTAATCGTTGGTCCGTACGTAGATCTCCCCTGCTTCCGGTGTAAGAACTCCTGTGTCCACTAGGTACTGAACGAATCCGCCATTCCATTTATCGAAATTGCGGTTCACCATCTGTATAATTTCAGCGGCATTCTTGTTTGCAGCAGTGGGATTCTCGATGGCTTCAAGGATGGCTTCCCTGTCGGTAACACTTAGGGTCTGTTCGTTGGGGCCCTTTCTTCCTTCGGCCTCAAATCTAGCTTCCCTCTTGGCGACTCGGTACCTAGCCCAATCGTCTATAAGCTGTTTCCCTGTCCTGTTCTGATACAACGCACGGATGATGTGATAGAAACCACCCGTACCTATAGTGATGTTTCCGTTCGAGTCCATCAACTCGATCTCAAGATCCTTAACCGTGTGACGCCCTCCGATAGCTATCAGCTTTCCAGATGCATCCCTAGCTTGAGTCCTATCAAAGAATGGAATCCCCCTCATGATGGCGGACTGGAGAAGGCCAGCCGCCCTCTCTGAACGATAAGTGGCAGCAGCAGCATCGAGATCAGCAAGCATCCAACGCTCTACATCCATCCCCATCTTCTTGCGAAGCTTCAGTGCCTCATCACGTAACGCTGCAATGGGTGCATACTTGTCAACAAACATCTGTCGAAGCTTGAGTGCAAGCTTCTTCCAATCCTGTTCAAGGACTGTAATGATAAGATCGAACATCGTAGTGTTTTTCGGACTACTGATGACGTTCGCTGTGCGTGCATCTATCTCGGGGCCGAACAATCCTGAGTATTTATTCAGACCAAGCTCAAATTCCTTCCGGTCATTTTCGGAAAGCTTCTCACCCTCTATCTCTCCCCTAGCAATCTGCTGTGCTCTGGGGCTTGCCTCTACATTGATTCTAGGGATAGCCCCCACCTTGGTGTGCTTATTCGGGGGAAGCATCTCATCGATGGGGCTGGGTTCGTAGTAGACATCGGTTTCCGACTCACCAGCACGCAGCGCCTCGCCTTCCTCGGCTGAGTAGTATTCAATGTTGCCTCGTGCGAAAACCCTATTGCCAACAACGACCGCCTCATCAGCACTCTTGATGGCATAGGAGTTACCTAGATCCTTAAAGAGATGACGTGAGAATGGGTTGTATCCAACCTCGACGCCCGAGAAGTCCATCTCCTCTACGGGGATATCAACGTAGTCACCCCTCGCTGCGGCATGGGGTGTCTTTGTAAACGCCTCACCCTTCTTGTTTACGACTCGCTCTTTAATCTTTTCTCTTATCGGTTGATAAACAGGGAAGGTTACATTTCTAAGCATTGCGATTGGCTTGTAACTAATCGCAGTTCCCTTTCCAATACTGGACGGAGCTTCGGTTTTTACCCTATGTATAGTTTGAATAAGACCGTGGTTATCTTTTTTTGCATTGAGATTGAGACGAACATCTACACGCAATCCATCTTGAACCGGAACCCCTAGAAGTGGTTGGCCCTTGTTTTCATTTGACTCTCCACGAAATACCGCAGCATCCCTATCTACGTCATCCTCAACTGGAACGAATGAGTCTCCCGCAACCCTTTGTCCTAGATCTGTATTCTCTAGAAGTTCATTGAACTGGGAGTAGTCAATCGCAGCGGGATCCACATATCGGGATTCCAATGTGGGTGATTCCGAAGCTGCCAATCCATCCGATGGATCCGACACTGGTTTGAGCAATCCCATTTGAGACATAAGGCTCTGGGATCTCTTGCCTGCCTTGGTCTTCTTCCCGTTCCTTGTAGTGTCTACCCAGTCCCTGAAGGAGTTCGCTTGTTCTTCGTACGCACGTCGTATTCTTTCTTTGACACTCCGTAGAAGATCGTTCTTTCGAGCGGTATCCCTAGCTGTTTCGCCCGTTCCTTGGACGATATCTTCAGAGGCGGGATCGAATTGCTTGTAGTTTT